TGGCGGGTACACCTATTTCAAAAGCGTACCTTGAGTCATTTCCCACCACTAATCCCGGCTATGCACAAGTAGCAGGAGCTCGTTTAGTCGCCACAAACAGAGTTGGAGAAGAAATGAAGAAAGAATTAGCACCATTAATGGAAAAACTAGGTATCACTGATGAGTTTATACTTCAGAAGTACTTAGAGGAACTATCAGCATTAGATGCGAAACCAGCAGATAGGCTGAAAGTTCTCGATACCTTTAAAAAGCTACGAACAATGGATGATACTGCACAAGTTCAGACATTACAGGTGGGAGCAGCACAGTTTTCTGGGTTTCTAGACAGTGAAATTGATACGGCAGCATCACCAAATGAAATACAAGAGGCAGTAATTGAAGAATAAAGCTTGTTTTAGTACACAAACCCAGTTAATTTATACACATGGAGAGCGATATGGAACAAAAAGCAGCCAATAAACCACGAAAACGTCAAGGAACCAGAAGATGAGTGACATAGACATATCAACAAGAGTATTCAAGGAAGGCATTACAATTCAATCAAACGGAATGGTTCGCCTGCCTGATGGTCAGTTTTTCGCTAAACTTGACAAAGAATTTGAATCAAATGACCCAATATTTGACCAATTTGAATTAGAAGAATCAATGAAGCAACGAAAGGCATATGAGAATGAGTACTAGAAAAGGAAAACGACAAATGCCCAAGGGTTACGTACAATCGGCTATTTTACAGCTTAATCAGGCAATTCAGATATTGCACAGCCGATTAGCTGACGTAGAAATCATAGTGGAGCATTATTATGAGACACACGAGGATGAAGTATTGGCATTTTTAGATAAGAAAAAGACCGAAGTTGAAGCGCAAGCAAAACTCAAGGCACAGGAGCAGACGGTAGATGACAGCAGTACACATAGGGAACGTAAGTCAGAAGGAACAGGCACTCCAGTTAGCAAAGAATGACCTGATTGCTTACGGTAAATTATTTTTACCTGATGATTTTAGACGTTCAGAAACACCTTTTTTTCATTATACGATAGCTGATAAGCTGCTGGATTGGAATATTCGGCAGCAAGCTATCATTCTACCTCGTGGACATGGCAAAACCGTACTAACTAAAGCAAATATTTTACATGACTTCTGTTTCGCAGACCCCAAAGACCCATTATTCTATGGCTGGGTTGCTGCTTCAAGTCGTATCTCCATACCCAACCTTGACTATGTTAAATATCACTTAGAGTATAACGACCGTATCAAATACTATTTTGGTACAATGAAAGGTCGTAAATGGACTGAAGATGATATTGAATTAGCTAATGGTTGTAAACTCGTATCAAAATCAAACCTTTCTGGTATACGTGGAGCTGCCAAGCTCCATAAGCGTTACGAACTTGTAGTGCTTGATGATTTTGAGGACGAAACCAATACATTAACACCAGACTCTAGGTCTAAGATTGCCAACCTTGTAACAGCAGTTGTATTCCCAGCATTGGAGCCAAAGACAGGTAGACTACGTATAAATGGTACTCCTGTTCACTTTGACTCTTTTATTCAGAGAATACTTGTAGGTTATGAACAAGCCATGAAAGAAGGTAAAGATTATTCATGGGATGTTGTAACACATAAAGCAGTTCAAGAAGATGGTACAGCATTATGGCCCAGTTGGTTTGGACATAAAGAGCTTGAGCGTAAGAAGAAATTCTATGCTGACTCAGGCACACCACAAAAGTTTTATCAAGAATATATGATGGAGGTTCAGAGTGAAGAAGATTCAATCTTTAGAAGAGACCATATACGTTATTGGGATGGTATATTTAAGCACGATGACGATTCCGGGCTTAATCTATTAAAGGTCACAGACCGTAATGGAATCGCAGTTGAGGAAGACTGGCGACCAGTTAATGTCTTTGTTGGCGTTGACCCTGCCACAGATTCTATAAGACGAGACGCTGATTTCTCTGTAATGCAACCAGTGGCAGTAGACTCAGATAATATGATATATACGCTAGACCCAATTCGCAAAAGGTCTTTACCAGTACTGGGTATTCCCGGCTCTGATAAACCCGGTATTGTTGACTATATGTTCAATATGTCAAGCACATACCACCCTAATTTGTTTGTGATTGAGGACACCAGCATGTCAAAACCAGTTATCCAAGCAGTACGTTCAGAGATGATGAGACGTAACAACTGGTCACTACCATTCAGGCCGGAGAAACCCGGTAATCACATGTCTAAGAGAGATAGAATACAAGGCATACTGGAACCCCGACTACCTGTTGGGCAACTTCATATCAAGAAGAACCATTATGACCTTCAGCGAGAAATTTTAACCTTCGGCCCACGTATGGCACATGATGATACTATTGATGCCTTGGCGTATGCCATCAAGTTCGCACATCCACCGAATGCGAAGAAGGATGCAGATAGCGGTGAATATGTATCATTTAAACCAAAACCCAGAGATTGGGTTACAAGTTAGGAGATAACTATGCTAGGAATTAGTCGCTTTAATTTTCAACATGCGCTTAATGTCATCGCATCCAAAGGGATGTTGATTGCTGCAAACCTTATCCCCGGTTGGGAAGTGAGCCATAAGTTTGGTCATAACACTGCCGTAGGGACTTCCTTTTTGGATATAGATGCTGTACCAGTAGATTGGTCTGCGTGGACTGCTGATTCAGTCGTGAAGATTACGTCAGCCTCAACAGCAGATGATGTCGGCAGTACAGGAGCCACATCGGTAATTGTGTATGGCTTTAACTTTGCAGGAGACAAAGTGCAGGAAACAGTAGCTATGGATGGTCGGACTACCGTATTAACAACAGCATTATTTTACCGTATTTATAGGCTAAGAGTTATTGCTGCTGGTAGTGGTGGAACAAATGCAGGAATCATCTATGCGGGAACTGGAACAGTCACCACTGGTGTACCAGCGACTGTATATTACAGTATCCCAATCGGTTATGGTCAGTCAATGGGAACACATGCTCACGTACCTTTTGGGCATAAAGCATATATCATGTCTGTTCATGCTACCACAAATGATACAAAGGGTTTAATTGCTCGTATCCATGCACATGCTTATGGTGAAGTTGAGAATGTGAAACACGAATTAGCTGGCTATGCTGGCTCTAGTGTGCCTTACACATTTGACCCACCTAAAAGAATAGATGGTCGTGCAGACATTCATTTGGATGCAAAGGCTTCTGCCTCTGGTGCTCATGTGGCTGGTGGATTTTCAATGGTAGTTATTAAAGACAGTAGAGTAAGAAACTAGGAGTAAATTATGGCACGAGAGAAGAAATCTACGCAAATTAGGCAACTGTTCAATATATCGAATGGTCAAAACCGCCATCAGTGGCGCAAGATTAATGTGCGTGGCAATGACTTCGCTCACGATGTCCAACTTACAGAGAGTCAGATTGATGACTTAAAAGCACAAGGAATGCCTTATCACACCGTTAATCGCATCTTGCCAGTTGTGGAAATGCTCAATTTCTATGCGACAGCGAACAATCCTCGCTGGCGGGCTGTGGGTGTGGAAGGGTCTGATTCTGCGGTTGCTGCGGTTTTCAGTAGTCTCTCTGAATATGTCTGGCATTTGTCAGATGGTCAAACCAAATATGGCAATGTAATCAATGACTCAATAACAAAGAGTCTTGGTTATATGATATGTTCAGTTGACACAGATATGGACGACGGAGCAGGCGAAGTAGTATTAGACACAGTACATCCTTGGGATGTCTTTCCAGACCCCAAAAGTCGAGATATGTTATTTCGTGATGCTGGCTATATTTTTATTAGAAAGCTTTTACCTAAATCGTATCTCATTAGAATGTTCCCAAATTATCAAGCCAAGATTAAAAAGGCTACTGGGAATGACTCTAATTATTATGACACAAGCGAAAAAGAGATTGGTGGTGACCAGCATCTGTTCAATCCACATGATGATTATGGGATGTCAGATGTTATCAACCCCGATGGTACACATGAACAACTTATCGAATACTTTGAAATGTATGAGAAGATTAGAGTTCCTTATGTGAACGTCTTTTACCGCAAACCTCTTACTAAGGCACAACTCAAGCAGGCTCAACAGGCTGCGAAGGTTTACCAGCAAGAGATTACTCAGGAAATGCAAGTTCAGTTAATGGAACAACAGCAACAGATGATGCAAGCCGTGCAGGAAGGCAAAATGCTTCAAGCCCGTATGGACTTGGAAATGCAGAAGGCTCAGAAGATGGCTGAACAACAGATTCAAGTTGCAGTGCAGGAACACATGAGTAAGGTTCAGGCTGAACTATCTAAGATTGAGAATAAGATAGTGTCTCAAAAAGAGTATGATAAATTGGCTAGCGTGGCGAAATTTGCGAAGCAAATTGTCGACGCTATCAAGTTCAACGGCACACGAATCAGACAGACTGTCATGGTCGGTGATATTGTGCTATGGGAAAAAGTTCTTCATGAAAGAGTGACTGAATATCCTATTGTTCCCTTCCATTACAAATGGACTGGTACGCCTTTCCCAATGTCGGCTGTAAGCCCACTGGTAGGTAAACAGATGGAAATCAATAAGATGCACCAGTTGCTTATCCATAACGCTACGCTGGGTTCTTCCTTGCGATGGATATATGAAGAAGGAACGATTGATGCTAGAGTTTGGGAGAAATATTCAGCTAGTCCCGGCGCACTTTTACCAGTTAAGCCCGGAGCTGAAAAGGCCCCACAACCTGTATTGCCAGCACAGTTACCCAACGCATTCTTCACTCTGATACAGAATGATAAGAATGACATGGAGTATCTAGCGGGAATTTACGCTAGTATGCAAGGTGACACAAGTTCACAGCATGAAACGTTTAGAGGGATGCTTGCCCTTGATGAGTATGGCACTCGACGAATCAAGCAATGGATGAAACAGTCGATA